ATCGCTGATGCAGTGGGGCATGCATCCGGTATCGTAAAAGAAAAGATATCGAAGGATGTCTCTCATTTCTCAACCGCAACCGAAACTCTAGCAGTAGCTGGAATGATGGGAGCGGTCAAGCTGTTCGTACGTAAGTGGGATTGGATGTCAATCATCCCCAGTAGATGGCTTGGTTCCTCATATTTTCTCGGAATGTCGATGTACATCGATCAGGCCAAGGTGAAGAGAATGTATTTCAGGAAGACTCTCTGCATTTGGACGCCACTGGCGATCTTTTGCAGTAGAGTCTGTCTTGATTTGCAACATGACCCAAGCTTTTGGGGACACCTTGTATTGAGCTTCACAACCTCAATTCTGATTGGATGTGCACTTCAAGCGACAGTCCTTGATTCTGTTCGAGATGAGTACAAGACCCAATTGACGCAGCGTAACAAGTTGTTGCCGCTCGAATGGTCTTACACGCGAATGGCAGTGCAGTCACGTTTTCTGTGCAAATCAATATTGTTGTGGGCTGGCATCTTTGGTGTCGCCCTATCTTTGTATTTGTATGGTTACGGAACTTTCCTGTTTTCTTCTGGAATGGCGATTGTATACGGCTTTGGAGCTAGCGCTCAAGCGTATCTCGTCAGACAGACGCGGAATGAATACCGCGAGAAGATTCGCGATAGAGGTCACTTTGTACCCATGGTTGAAAGATACCGCGAGGAACATGTTAGCAATCTTTGTAAAGCATGTGCAATCGTGGGCGCCTTGTATACGATCGCGCAAGTGTATCGTGCTTGGCGCAAGATTCAGCCTCAAGGGTCGTTAGCTCCTTCTACAGTTGAAGAAGTTGAGCAACGTGACGCAGAACAGAATGTGTGGACGCCTGTCGTGAGGAGAACGCTACCAGTCATCGATACTGGGGCGAACACGACACCGAACCAACTTGAAGGTCTCATCAACAAGAATTTAGTATATGGGTCTGTAGCAGTCCAGGGACGCACTCTGTGTGTCAATGGATTGTTCCTCATGTCTAATCTGGTAGTCATTCCAGATCACTACTTCTTGGAAGATGAATTCACAGTTGTATTCCGGAAAGTAAACCCCGAATCATGCGGGGGCAAATTCAGAGCTCAGATATCCAAGAAATTGAGCTACCACGTGCCAAACACGGACATTCGTCTGTGTTACGTCAGCACAGGTGGATCTTTCAAGGATTTATCTAAGTACACCACTGATGAGGAACTTCCCCATCATGAATTTGTGATGTTGTGGCGAGCTTTGGACGGCTCGATCACACGCGCTCAGGGTACTGCACACCCTGAGCACACGAGGAATGGCTCATGCTCGTTCCGTGGTTATTATTATGATTCATTAACCATCAATACGTTTGCAGGGTTGTGTGGTGCAGCCCTCTTTAGTGCGAGGCGCGCGATTTTGTCCGGCATCCACTTGGGTGGCCATTCTGGCCAACCGAGAGGTTGCGCTGGGATGCTCAAACGTTGTGACATTGTCGCAGCGCGTGAGTATCTTAGAAAACAAGATTGTGTTGTATTCTCTGGAACTGCTGAGAAATTTGAAACGCAGATTCTAGGGAAAACTGTCTTAACGGAGACAGAGCCTCACATTAAAAGTCCACTCCGTTATATGCCCGATGATTCACAAGTGGAGTATTATGGTGCCTGCCCAGGCGCTAGTACTTTCAAGACCAACGTTAAGGTCACTCCACTTAGTGAGCACGTCACAGACGTCATGGATTTTCCCAATAAATTTGGACCTCCAGTCGTCACTCCTCAGTATTATGGCTGGCAGACGTGTCTTGAGAATGTAGCTAATCCTGCATCCCCTTTCAGGACTGATCTGCTCGAAATTGCCGTTAAAGATTATAAATCAGGAATGATTCCGATCTTTCAGAAGGAAATGTGGCGTGTCAGTCGACCGCTAACTGAACACGAGAATATTTGTGGAATACCAGGTAAGAAATTCATGGATTCCATAAAGCTCAACACAGCGATAGGATTTCCTCTCACAGGCGTCAAAAGAAGTTATGTAACTGAGACTGTGAATGAGGATGGATCTCTCGAGAGGATCTTTGACAAAGAGATCGTCGATGAGATCTATCGATGTGAAGAGTGCTATCGGAAAGGTGAGCGTGCCTATACAATCGCAAAGGCGTGCAAGAAAGACGAAATACTAGCAAAGAAGAAATGCCGGATCTTTTATGGCAATTCAATTGCTTTGACCTTCCTTATTAGGAAGTATTTCTTGCCCCTGCTTCGAGTGATGCAAATGAATCCGCTTGTATCGGAGTGTGCAGTAGGTGTTAATAGTCATGGCCCAGAGTGGGAAGATTTACACCAGCACATTCTAAAATATGGCGAAGATCGCATCATCGGAGGTGATTACGGAAAATACGATCAAAAACTTTCATCACAGCTTCTATTTGCAGCCTTGAGAATTCTAATGGACTTCGCACGCGAGTGCGATTATTCAGAGGAAGACCTCGGCGTGATGGAGGCTATGACAGGAGACATTGTTTTTGCAGTCATTGCTTATAACGGTGATTTGATAGGATTGACCGAGGGAACGCACATCAGTGGCAACTCTCTCACTGTGATTCTCAATGGTATTTGTGGCAGTTTGAACTTACGTTGTTATTTTTATGAAAAGTACAACGGGACCTTCGAGAAACGGAAAGTTTTCCGCGATTGGGTCTCCCTGATGACGTATGGTGATGATAATATTGGCTCTGTAAGAAAAGGGGTCGATTTCACTATCAAGGGAGCGTCCGAATTTCTTGGAAGGTATGGACAAACCTACACAATGCCTGACAAGACCAGTGAGTTACTTGATTTCCTGCCAATGGATCAGTTCGAGTTTCTCAAGCGGAAAAGCGTATACCATTCAGCATTGAAAAGACACGTCGGAGCTCTAGTCGACGAGTCTTGTTTCAAAATGTTGCACTGTTTCATGAGAGACAAACAATCTCCTTTGACAGAGGAGCATGCCAGTGCACAAAACATTGACACAGCATTGCGCGAATGGTTCAATCATGGACCGGAAATCTATGAAAACCGACGTAGCCAGCTCACGGAGGTTGCGTCGCGGGCAGGGGTCAAGCATTTGACTACCACACTCGATCGCACTTATGATGATGTGGTTGAGGATTGGAAGGATAATTACGATCCCACACGCGTGAGAAAACGAAAGTCGCCAGAGCTTCACGACTTTGAATAGGGCCTCTAGCACCCTTTAAATGTTGGAGAGCAGTTTGAAATCTGCTTCATGGAGTAAAGCAAAATTCACCTTTGGTTTGGTTACCAGTGGAATGATTTAGGTAAGGGAGAATACACCTTAGATTCCATCAGGCTTTCCAGAGGAGATGTAGTCATATTTATGAAGGGCTTATCACCCAACAACGTGCCCCCACGTGTGATCTGAGTTAGTCACACGATTTTGGAAAATGACTTACACAATATATATCAAACTTTTTATGTACTATAGATGAACTTTTATATTTTATATATGAGGATGTGGAAAACCACATTTTTGAATCTCAATCAGGAATGCACCATGAGATCAATGAACAAGAGACCTCTTCTCCCACATCGGAGAATGTAGATTTCGTAGATCATCAGGAGCATTACAAGATTGCTGTTGAAACAACGGAAGATCCTACACGGATGATGCAAGATTCGGACGACGCAACACTGCAAAATTTCTTTTCGAGACCTATCAAGATCTTTGAGGAGGAGTGGGACGTAGGTAGTCGTTTCGATCACACATTCAATCCATGGACTTTGTTTTGGGAAAATCCACGAGTTTCAAATAGGATTTGCAACTTTAATCTATTGCGGTGCAAAATGCATCTCAAGGTCGTTATAAATGGTAATGGATTCTATTATGGCCGCGCCATGATGGGATATCTACCAGCATCATTTTACGATTCGGTTTCAGTTTTTCCTGCCAGTGATTTGGGTGTCGTGAGATTGTCACAACTCCCACATGTATTCCTCAATCCGACGGAATCAAGTGGTGGAGAGATGGTCTTACCTTTTTATTACTGGGAGAACTCATTCAAAATCCCCGATGGTGATTGGCGAAAGATGGGCGAATGTACTATTCGCTCTTTCCATAATTTGCAACATGCAAATGGAGACACAACGCCGATCACTGTTACCATCTTTGCTTGGGCTGAGGACGTTTCGATGTCTGTCCTGACGAATATTGAACCTACAGGGTTCAGTAACCAGTCGGGGGAAGCCTTTGCACCGCAGATGGGTGAGATTGATGAGGCAAATCAGAAGGGATTCATAAGTGGTCCGGCAACGGCCGTATCCAAGGTAGCGTCCGCCTTAAAGGACGTCCCGG